ATGAAGGAAATCCGCGCAGCCGGGGAAGACCTCAGCGCGATCAAAAGCAAGGGAAGAACCCTGAGCACCGCCATAGATCGCTACATCACCGAAAGCGTCAAAGAGATCGGGCGCACCAAAGCACAAGTTCTCAGGTCGATTCGCGAATACGATATCGCGGCCATGAGCTGCAATGAAATCCAAAGCCATGATATAGTGCAATTTGCCAAAGACTTGAGCACCACCCGCACGCCATCAACTGTTGGGAATTACCTATCGCACTTGGCTGCCATTTTCGCGATCGCCAGACCCGCTTGGGGCATCCCCCTTGACCAACAAGCCATGAAAGATGCCTTTGTCGTCTGCAATCGTCTGGGCATCAGCGGAAAGTCACAGAAGCGTAATCGCCGCCCCACCCTGGGCGAACTCGACAAGCTCCTATCGCTGTTTGACGATAAGCACGCTCACCGCCCAAACAGCGTCCCGATGCACAAGGTTGTGGGGTTCGCGCTGTTCTCCACCCGACGCCAAGAGGAGATCACCAGAGTGGCATGGACAGGGCTAGACCAATTGCACAGCCGCGTTTTCATCAAGGACATGAAACACCCAGGGGATAAGGTAGGAAACGATGTATGGTGTGATCTACCAGAACCCGCAATGAGAATCGCGCTGGCAATGCCAAAAAAGAAGCCGCTCGTGTTCCCATTTCATAGCGACACGATCAGCACCGCGTTCACGCGTGCATGCAAAGTTCTGGAGATCGAGGACCTACGGTTTCACGACTTAAGGCACGAAGGCGTTACGCGTCTGTTTGAAATTGGCGACACCATTCCGCAGGTCGCAGCGGTCTCAGGCCATCGCGCCTGGTCATCACTGCAAAGGTACACGCACATCAAGCAGTCCGGCGACAAATACGAAAATTGGAAGTGGCTAGATCGGCTGAGCCGGTGATCACACCATCCCCGTCGAGCCAACATAGCGCACAATCGTCGCGGCACCCTTATGGCCACACAGCCCGCACCTTGACCTCGCACGGATCTGCTCGAGAGGGAAATCAGCACCGAACCTCTCTATCGCCTCAGCTCGAGTGAATCGCCTTGATCCTGGACAGCCAGCGGGCCTTGCGCAAAATAACTCCAGATCATGCTCTGGCTTTAGATCACCGACCTTCATTGAGCAACATAGGCCTCCGAGAATAGAAGATTGTAGAATCGCAAATTAAGTTTGAAGATCGCGCTTCGGATAGGAAGTGCAGTTATGAACCCTCTCAAATACAAGTATGTCCTCTATATTGATGAGGCTGGAGATGACGGGTTGAGAAGAGTTCAACCGGCCGACCCAAATGGCGCAACCGAATGGCTCGTAATCTCCGGATACCTTATCCGCGCAGAGAATGAACAGAATTGCAACACATGGATGGATCACCTTCTTAAAGACATAAACTGTCGATCTAGATCACTCCACTACAGAAAACTCAGTCCAAAAAAGCAGGAAAGAGCAGCTGAGTTGCTTGCCTCGCACAATGGAAGGGCTTTTATTGTCGCATCCAACAAAAAGAATATGAAAGGCTACAACAATGAACGCGCTGCACAAGCCGGTGGCCAGCAATGGTTTTACAACTGGTTGGTAAGACTGCTTTTAGAACGCGTCACTAACTTTTGCGCACACGACTGCTCTGGTCATCCGGGGCCAGGCGATAAAATACGTGTCGTTTTCAGTCAGCGCGGAGGGCATTCTTACTCACAGACCAAAGCGTATTTTGAAAAATTACGTTATCAGCACACACCAGTCTTAAACAAACGGACAATCGATTTCCGCTTTATAAGCTTTAGACTGACCGACTACGTGCCTCACTACACCGAAGCAGGCCTTCAGTTTGCAGACATTGTCGCCAGCGCAGCGTATCAAGCACTAAATCCCGTAGGTAACCGCTGGACCAACAGACCTGCGCTTTCCTTGAAACCCGCTGTTTGCAAGGATGAGGTTGGAGAAAGGCGCGATTTCGGTGTTGTACTTCAACCACCAAATTATAGTTCCATTGGATTGACGGAACCCCAAGTAGAATTTTTTGAACACTATGGATTTTCTAAAGGTGAGCTGGTGCAGGGTCGGGCCCGTTTTGACTGACAGCGGTAGCCCAATATCCTATGCGTCGAGCGTCCATCAGCCCGCCCCTCATCTAAAGTTCAGGGCAGCGGTCACCAAGCGACCCTGCTGGATCAACGTTAGCACATGAACCTATCTAATCAAGCACAATTAGAAACGGTTATCTAGCTCACCAGCAGCTGACCAGTTTTCAAACAGCCAGGGCGGATCAGCCATGATCATGCCATAGCGGAACATCGGTACTGTCTCTGGGCTAACATATACGGCCAACTGGCTGCTCCATTAATGGTTTGTTGAAAGTCCACGTCGCGCAATATCTCGCAACACGACAACGGGATTTAGCACTTCGCCGCAATCTTCACACTCGACCTGATCCAAAGTCTCATCAACGGCAACGGTCAGATGCTTGCATTGCGACTTGCGCCGCTCTTTCAGATGGATAATTTCACTCACCGGACGGCTCCATTGTCTCTGACGCAGTTCCCCCCAATATCTGAAGAGTGTAGCGCATCACGTTCCCATCAACATTAGTGGGGAAGATATCCCTGAGGGGATATCCACCGTACCGGGTCACTTTTTCGCCAAAGACGGTTCTATAAGTTATTTTAAAGTTGAGCCGAATTTTGGGGCGTTCATCGCTCGATGTGGCGGAAATCCATTTATCAATTACCCCAGGGCAAATATTAATTCCGCCTCGTTGCCGTACGGATGGGTCAAGCAAGCCAAATTTATGTTCGATCTGGTAGAATTTAATTTCTTGAACGACTTTTTGATCGACCTTCTCGCCTTCCAAAAACGTGTCTATAGAAACCACAACATCTAAGGCAGGAGTAACCCCAGAATTATATACACTGAACTCAATTACGTTATCTACGTTACCTTTATCTTCTCTCAACCATCCTTCCGACATGGAAATATAGGCTCTGGTTTGAGCAGCGCCAATTTGGTGAGCGTCTAAAGACATCACCTGGGTGGAGATGAGGGTTTCACGAGTGACCGTCAGAGTGTCCCACATGAAATAGAGAGCAAGGGTGGATACAGCTATGCCCCCGATGCTTACCCAAAGCAGCCAAAAGGCCCATTCGCTCATATCCTCCTGGGCGCTCAGATCATACTCACTTCGGCGATGGTCTTCGGAGGATGTTACTTTTTCCTGTACGCATTTGACGTGCGCAGGGCCAATTTTTCCGACGCAGGCGCGGGCTATGCGCTCGTCGGAACTTCCGGAATACTGCTCGGTATTATGATCGGCGCGAAGCTGGCGTTCAGAATATGAAACGCCTAAAGAATAGGCCAATGCGATAACAAGGATTATCATAACCGCAGCAAAAACGACGAATGTAATTGAATTCAAATAGCTATGTGAGTTACTTTGATCGCTGTTAGACATTGTATAAAATACGCCGTTGAAAATTTACCGCGACTCAGCTTATTGCGGACATTTGGTTCCTTGTCACCAATCAATTCGGAAAGCTAGGCATAGGTGACGCCCCATGCCTGACCTGTATTTGCCCTTGAAGAGCGTAAATTTTGACCGGAGTGCATCCCCTCGTCATTCGTTTCCTATAGACTCTGGTATGGGTGTCGTGAGATGAAATAATTATGCATAAAATCCTCGATAACCTCAAAAGCATTGAAGGTCTTTGGTCGCTCCTGTTGCTGATCAAGGAAAACCGTCTCATCCTTGGAAGTGTCCTTACAGTTTTGTACGGGCCTCTTCTACCCCTATGGAGTTATGTACAACTCGCTGCTGAAAATGTTGGTTGGTGGGTGTATCCGTTTGTTCTATTTTTGCTTATCTGTGCGTCCATAGGAGTATTTATCGGGGCCTTAGCTCTGCTTGGGAAGGTTCGCCTTGGCAGCCAACATCAATGGTATGAGCGTCGTGAGGTTGCGCAAAAAGCGCGGGACTTGTCACAAGGAATTGCGGAACTACATGCGGAGCTGGTGTCAGAAAAACAGCAGATTTGGGAGACGGTCACACAGTCAATGCGCTCTGGAGAAAGAGGGCCAGATCGGAGCTCAGAAGCAAAAACTCTAGATAGAATAGCCGCCAAGTTTGCTCAAAAATATCAGAGCAAACTTTTTGAAACTGTATCAGAGGCGCGCGTCTTTCTACCTTTGAACCAAAGTGAGCGATGGTCCATACAGCATGGCCTTATGTCCCCGCACATGCTGCCGGATATCATTCTGTTTTTGAATGAACTGGCTGTTAACCTATCAGATGATCGCGGCCAAATACCACTAAGGGACAGATAGGCCAAACCTTAAGCAAGCACGACAGACAAGAGTGAAAACTTCATAAAGAAGCACGAGGTCGACCTCCACAAACTGGACCGCAAAACGCAAAAGACCCGACCACTGCACGAAGGCAACGACGGGGCAAGTAGGTCTGAGCACGGCAAACGGTCTAGTGAATTTTGTGCTGGATAACGACCTTTCATTATTGAGTTGATCGCGGCTGAAAATCTCGCCGCCAGATATTGGGGCCTAGCCCCCAATTCGATTGAGCCGCTCCATCACGTACCGCTCAGCAATTTTGTCCATAACGCCCTGCCCCGGCACCAAAGCGCGGACAGCGTCTGGCACAGATTGACGGGCGTATCTCAACGCGCTGTTCTTTATGTTGTCGATCCCCGCTTCTGGCCCCTCTTTCAACGCGCTCTCGACACCTGTGATGATGGCCGAGTGCAATGCGCGCATATGCTTCTCCTCGATGCGGATGCCTGTTGCAGCCTGAAATGCACCGACTGCGCGGTTCAAGAAGAAGGTCAGCACAAGACTAAGTCCCGCTATAGCAGCATTCAGGAATGCCTCGTCTGTCAGGAGGTTTTTGATGATATCCATGATGTTTCCTTTCGGGATTATTTGCGCAGCAGCGCGATGATCACAGCCACAACGGCGACAATCAGGATTGCAAAGATCAGGAGAGAGACGCCGATGGGGTCACTCATTGGCTTCAAATTCAGCCACGATGCGGCGGATTTGAGCGAATGCCAGGGCACCGTCGTGTGACGCGGTGTCGGGCGCTGTTTCAGGGCCTGCCGATGGCGTTGCGGGCAACTGCTCCCCACCCATCAACTCAGCGATGTCATCCGCAGAGAGCGTTTTCAGCGCCGACCAGATCACACGCCCGCTGGCGCTCACATTCCAGACGGTACCGCGTGCATCCGGGTAGATACCGTCACGAAAAAGCGTCTGCTCCGCCGTTCGGCGCGGGATGATTTCAGAAGGGGAACGCCAGTTCATAATCTGGTCGGCAGCCAATGCACGGTTGCCGCCGTTTAGCGTTTTTACCCACGTTGCGGTCGCAATGCGGCCTGTGTTGTAGTGAAAGGAGACGGCCGCATCAAATTCGTGCTGCGCCACTGGCACCTTGATGGCCCTGCGCACAGCCTCAGAATAGGTTTCCAGATCATCGGTGAACACCTTGAACACCTCAGCCAAAGCCGCGTCCAGATCGGCAGGAACGCCACGAGGCAAGCTGGCGGGGTTTGGATATCCAGCGGCGGCCGTGTGGCCAACACCCCAAGTCCAAACCCCAACACTGTCGAGATACGGCGCCGGCACGATGCCTTCATGCGCAATCAATGCGGCAATGCCGCGTGGTGAAACGTCCATCGGATTATTCCTTATGTTTCGAGATTTTTATTACTTCTGACCTTTGGTAATTCGGCGAATGACGATGAGGATCAGGATTGCCGAAAGCAAAAATTTCGACCCAACCGCAGGCCAAGCGATCGGCATCCCGACATTCCGACCGACAAGGATAAACAGCGTGTTGAACCCCAGCAAAGACAGGCCCACTGAAATCAGACGCCCTGGGGGAGATGTTCGCGAATACTGATGCGCAAGCCACCAGCACGCGATGATTACGGCTGCTGATGTGAAGTTATTGGCAATCAAAAGCATGTTCATTTTGGTTGTTCCTTCAGGATCAATTTGCGAACGCCGCGAACCGCAGCTATTCCCCCCTCACCCATCACGAACCCCGCCGCCAAAAAGGCCCAGGTCCCCGCATCAGTTAGGGAGTGGATCAAGTGCCCGACCAACCCGCCCAGAAAGATCGCAGACAAAGCGCCAGCGAACCCTTCCGACATGCGCCGTCGCCAGCTGGCCTGTGGCGCAAACACCGCGCGCACATACGCCCCAGCAGCACCTGACAGGCACAATGCCGTGAGCTGCTCTGGGGCGGCGCCTATCACCTGCCGTATAGTTTCAAGTGTTGACATATAGCCCCTCCGATCAGGCATGATTTCAGGCCCGCCAAAGCGGTTGGGGCCGTGTGAATTGTGGGGGTGTCGTCAGACTATGTGGGCAAGTTGGGCAATGATAACTTCGGCAATCCGACCCGTTGCGCCACCAGAAATATCCGTGTTTGGATGTAGATCATCAGGCATCCAAATTTTTGTGAGTTCTTTGGGTGCCGCAACTGCGTTTGCTGTAGGATTCCAAACCCCACTTTCCCATTCGCCTTTTGTCAGCACTGTTTGCTGAGTCCAGCCTAGCCGCTCCCAGCAACGAATGATTGGAAAGTCCCAATAATCCGCAAGCAAGTCCTGTGCCTGCGAGATAGTTTCCTTACGCGCATTTTCATAATGCCCGATAAAGATGATCTTGGCCTTCGGGTTGTCATTCAGGATCAGGTCAATCAAGAAATTGATCGCCCCAAGATAGGTGAAGCGATTACGCGTATCAGCACCCGCCGTCACAATATCATCAACAGCTCTATCGTTGTGACCGTGATCGAAGAAATAAACGTCCCTCCGGTTTTCCCCAAGGTGGCGCTCAATCAGGCGCTTTTCATACGAATAGTCCTGCATTTCTGCAAGGTCGGAAGGCTCCAGCGTGACGGGCCTATCATCGCCCGTAAGCAGCTCCCGCACAGTGACCCAGTTGTCATATATGTACTGCATTTCGGCCAGAGTTGCAGCAAGAGAGCGAGTTACAGCCCGATGAAAAGACCCATCCCAACCGTAGGGGTCTGAAACAGTTTTCAAGCTATCAACGCCAGCACGCGCAGCGGAGCCACCCGCCGCCTCATTATGGATAGTCATGCCAAGAGCATCCGCCACCAATGCGGGGTAAGCATATGAGCCGCCGCCCGCAGGAATTGACGTTCCGAACCAAACACCCGTCTTTCCTGCCCATGTGCTGCCAGCCACCGTCAAATCAGCCACCGCTTGCTGCAACTCCGTAACTGTTTCAGCAAGGCCCGTATCAATCGAATTCGCGGAAACTGTATGAGCCACACCATCGTAAGGCGCTGCCCATGTGATGTAGCCGTAAAGCGCTTTGCTTGGCACAGGGGCTGGCTCATCAACCCAGACTGAATCGACGCCTGTCGTGTGGGCGTTGAGTGAGCTTATGAAAACATCGTCTGCATCTGTGAAAACGATCATCGCAGTTGCGGAGCCTGAAAACGTCCCGTTTACAAATACCGCATCCAAATCCGCCACATCGTAGCGGCGGTATTTATAACCAGCGAGTTCAACCTTTGAACCGCTGGTGCGACTGATATAATATCCATCAACGTCCACCGAATCTGGAATCACGTGCATTCTAGAAACCGCTTTGGATACCTCTGAAACGCTCGTCAGGCTGGCACGCTTAACAGTCGCTTCGCCCAAAGCGTTGGGCCAGCTTATACCAGCCATCGCTGCGCCCACAGGAACGATCACTGATTGATCTACAAGCTCGGTATTAACGCCACTGGTGTTTTGCTGGAAGTACCCAAGATACCCCCCAGCGGCAGTGAACCAGACAACAACAGCGGTTGAAGTGCCTGTGAAAGTACCAGATACTAGGATCTCCTCACCCGCTTCAACGCTGTGCATCTCATAGGTAAATGTCCCGACGGGTTGAACCTCGCCATCGGAATATCTTAGATATGCTCCTTCGACACGATCCGAAGGAGTAGACCGTTTATAATCAGCCAAAGCGCCTTTGATTTCAGAAACGTCACCGATCAACCGCAACTGGATTTCAGCGAGGTTTTGCTCAACAACGGCTACTGAAACAATTGGCTCACCATTCTCTTGAAGCCATGAGACCGTGCACGTCACCGCCCCCTCTGGCACGGCCACGCCATATCCGTCATAAAAGGCGTTCGTGTTCGTTTGGTGCTCAACATAGGAGTGAAAGGCACCGCCTGCCCCCCTGAACACGAGCAATGCAACCGCAGCGCCGTAGAATATCCCAGACACCTTGAGCACATCGCCCACGGTCACGGCAAACTCAGCGTATGCGTAGCCAGCGTTGGCCGTCACTACTCCAGTGTCGTATGTTATATAGCTCCCAAGCACAGGTGTCAGAACAATCGGGTTGTTATAAGATGCTGCTGCCGTGAGCGGGGTAATATCCGCAGCGACTTCATTCACCCTCAATCCGAGAGCGCCAAGCGCTGATTGATTGGCCGTGCGCAGCCAGACAACAGGATCGACCCCAACCGTTGAAACAACGCTACCTGTATAGAAGGTGGCCCCCAAGTTTGCCGTGCCGTCTGTTACAAAAACGGAAGCCCCGACAAACTCGCCAGCCGCGGCCATATCCGCTCGCCGCGTCCATGCGCCCGACGCCGTGGTGTATAGACCGTTCTGCGCGGGGTCGGTCTGCGCACGCACAAGCACATCGCTGGCGCTTGTCAGTGTGCCATCAATGGTTTGCTCGCCGGATAGCGTGACGTTCCCCATGGTGGCCAAGGCAACGGCGGCGCGGGGCAGTGAGCCCGTCGCGCCGATGCTTTCCAACGCAGCCGTGCGCGCTTCTACACTCGCTACGTTATCGGGCAACTCCTGAAGATTCGCGATGTTTCCATTCACATCCTCAGCCCAAGCAACAATGTCTTGAGGTTCGGGCTGGTGCGCATTGGATGGCGGATTGCCGCGCCAGATGGCGCGCGGTGTTTTAACTGGCATGACAGGCCTCTTTATTTTAGGTGATTTCGATGGTTTCGGGACCAGATAGTGGGCCCGGTATTCCGGAGCGGTTGATGGGCTCAGCCCAATAGACATGCACGCCAACGGGCACACTGCTGTCTATCCAGCCGTCAACATTTCCGGGCAGCCCGTATTCAATCCGCACGACTATCGCATCGGCGACATCCGGCGTTGCTACAAATCCTGTTGGATAATCCGCACGCAAGATACGCGTTGCAAAGTATCCCGCATCGTTCGGTGAGGTCAGGGCGATTTCGATATCGGCACCCACACGCGCCGCTGAAAACGTAGTCAGTTCTGGTGGAGGCGTGCTATCTACAATCGCAGTGATGCTGATCGGCGCGACGGGCAACCACCCGGAAACGCGGCCAGCCGATGTCCTGTTGCGCACCTGTGCTTCGTAGGTTGCGCCATCCAGCAGCCCTGTAGCTGCAAACGACGATTGACCAGTCGCGGCGATATAGGACTGCCAATCTGGCTGCCCTGCATCGATAGAGCGGAGGCGTATTTCTTGTGTCAGGCTTTGTTCCTGCGTGTTCCACTCATACCGAATACCACCGGCACCCATCACAGATCCGCTGAGACCGGCAACCTCTGCCACCGAATTATCTGAGGAGAGGTTTTCATACACAGGACGCGGAGGTGACTGGGTTGCAGCGTCAAACTGGTGATCTGACGCGACAGTGGATACCCCTTGGAATTCATAGGACATGCTATCCTCAACCCGGACCAGCTTGCCGATCTCCACTGTCATCGACAGGCCAAGCTCTTCATGCTCTATCCGAACGAAACGTTGGCCCATCAGGTATTTACCCGAAAGTTTCAATCGACCTGAAAGGCTAAACTGCGCACGCTCTACTGCGGCAGTCCGTACGGCGATCCGTATTGCCTGATCGTAACTGTCTACCGCAAGTGCAGGGATCTCGCGCGTTGTCTGACGCCCGTCCGGATCAGCGATATAGGCACCGGTAGGCGTCTTCCGATACAAGTTTGCGGGCTCTACATACTGCGCGACATAGCGACCGTTGACACCAATCTCCAAACCTTCAGTGACCTGCAGCGACAAGAAGTCTTCATCACGCAGGGTGACCGTCGGCTCCTGCCAGCGCCCCACATAAAAACCGACCTTCCCGTCTGTCCGCTCGAACATGAAGCCGTCACAGGCGGCCAGTAGGATTGTCTTGATCTCCTCCCAGTCCTGATCATCGCTAAAGAGCGCGTTGATCGTCCAGCGCCGCTGCGTTCCGCCATCAGCATTGGTGACCAGCTGGTCGCTAACATCGGCCTCAAATGCAACGTCTTCCCAGTCGACCTCGCCGCCGAGTGTAGTAACGATCTCATGTGCGATGACCAGCGCGGCGTTATTCGTATATTTGTAGGTTTCGTCCCGCGGATCCCAGATCCTGTCATTACCTTCAATCAAAGGCGCGTAATTCCAGATGTCACCACGGGAATAGACATCAGAGAATACCTCAGAGGATGTCCGCCTGGCATAGATGGCGGCATACGCCAATCCTGCCATGTCGTGCGCGGCGGTCCACTCGGGAATAGCATCTACCAGTATTGCATCTGCCGCCTGACCGGGCTGGCCGTTGTAGGTACGGATGCTGCCATAGTCGCCGTAAGGTTCCGTGATGACCAGACCATCCACATCGGTTTCGACCAGCACATCATCAAGGTAGTGATCGACAACACGCTTGATGCTGTGGCTGGCCAGAATTGCCGTGTAGTGGCGCCGGTCACCGCGAAACGAAGTGCAGCCCATCACACCGCCGTTTCGGACCCTGCCATAGACGCGCTCGAAATAGCTGATCGGCTTGGCGTAATTCACCAGACGGTCGCCCGGGTCAGTCGATTGCGCCTGCGGCTTCAAGGCTTCAGATACCAGCGCAAAGCCGACGGACAGCACCAAGGACCCGAGCGTCGTGGTGAAGAATGCTGCGGCACCCGCACCAGCCGCATAAGCGGCACCAGCACCGGCAGCAATCGTCAGTCCCGGAACTGCTGTTGTCAGAAAACCCGCCACAAACCCCACAACAGGTCCCGCCTGAACCGGCGACGGGGTCAGCATCGTTGTCGACAGAAACCCGGCAACCAAAAGACATCTAGGCGTCCTCATATCGCATGCTCCATACTGCAACAGTTTCCAGTATTGCGGCACCCGAGCGCACAGTCGCACCGCGTGGAGTACCTTTGATCAACCACCCCTTGCCCAGCCACAGCCCGCCACAGACCACCGTACGCTCCCCGTCAGGTGTCCGGATCAACCCGATATCCCCCTTGACCGGAGGCAAGGACGTGCGGAGCAGCGAGCCCCGGTCTTCTGCAATCCTGCGGGTGGCAGTCAGAGGGTCACGCAGGAAACCGGTTTCTTTCTGACAGCTTCCTGGGCTGTCGTAGGTAAACCGGATATCCGCTGCTGGATCAAAGCCGTGCACCCGCTCGAACCAGTCCGCCAGACACAGCATACAGTCGTGCTGTCCCCAGATCATCGGCAACGACAACCAGCGGTGCGCCTCGATGATTAGCGGCGAATGCCGCGCCACATCCCCGATCATCCCCATAGCTTTTCCTTGAAATTCACATCGCGCGGGATGAAATCCAGCGACGGGTTGGCCGAGCCGACAACGGCAGAGTGATCGGTAGAGTTATATACGCGACGGCGCGCATTCCGGCGGTCGGCAAAAGGCCCCTCGATCAGCAGCGCGATGGTGCGTTGCTGATCTCCCTCTGCAGCAATGCGGATGCTACGCATGCGACGGCGCAAGACCTCGGACGGCGCATAAACTGGCGCGTACATTTCAGCGTGATCCATGAAATACTGCTCGTAGAATGTGATCTCGCGCCCGGCCACATATTCCACGCCGAGCCTACGGACTTCATTCACCAGATCCGGCGCATCTGGGTCCTGAAAAAATGTCATGGACAACTCGCCCGAAGGCGCTGTGCCGTTGATCGCCATTTCCAAAGCAGACGCTGCAATAAGCTGCGATCCCCACCATGTCCGCCCGTTGATATCCACAAACCGCCCGTCAGCGCCCAGGACGAACCCGAAGGGCCCGTCCGGCGTGTCGATCGACACCAGATCAATCTTGAGAACAACGTCCGCACGCGGATCAAATCCTTCAGGAAAAACATTCATCGGTTGATCCACTCTACAAACGTCGCAGTTGGCGTGGCCTTCAGGTCCTTGCCGTATTCCGGATTTCCCATCGTATCGGTCTCAGCGACAAACAGCCCTTTTGCATCCAGATCAATCAGACCCAGCGCTGGAATGGCTTCGCGCAGGGGCGTTTCGATTGTGATGATTTTGGCCGGGCCATCTTTGGTTACAGACGTCACCACATAGGGCCAATCGTTGTGGCTGATATAAACACCCTGCCTGATTTCCAGCGGTGCGTCGGCATCGCTGATTTCAAGCGTGGTCGCACCAGCGACTGCGGCGGTCAGGTTCAGCACCACAGGCGTGTCGGCAAAGCCCTGCCCGGTTGCAAACCGCTGGCCAGTATTAAACGGGATACCGTTGGATGATCCGCCATAAAGATCCGGGGCATAGCTGAGGGCATCCACCATCGGCACACGAAACACGCCAACGCGCCCGCGGGCGGACATCATATGAGCACGCCATTGCAAGATAGCTTCCCCGCGCAGACGCATCTCTGGCGACCCGATCCACCGTGGAAATTTGTTATAGACGACCTGTTCGGTGCCATCATTGCCCGAACCGCCAGATTGCCCGCGCCAGTCGATCCACCAGTTCACTTTCGTCACCCGCATCAAGCTGCGCGGAATTGTGACAATCAGACGGCTCATGTGGTGCCACGCATGCGTAACTGCATGTTGCGGTCCTGCAGTGAACGGTTCTGGTTGCGCGTGTTGATCTGATCCAATGTGCTGGAGACGTCAGCCGCCTGCACACGCACAATCTGCGTGAAAAACGGGCTGGTCTCTGTGGTGACATGGACCTGCGCCTGACCCGGACGTGTGTACGGCCCTCCCCCCCCTGAGCCGCCCATCGGTCCGCCCGCCGAGAATGAAAGATCATCCTGTGGACGGGGCAGGCGCCGCTGACGCACGGCTTCCATGAAATCGGCACCGTAGTAGTCAACCGCACTAGCAGGCTGCATAAATTCCCCGACGGATGCCCAGATTGGGATATTGTCCTGACGTTTTCCACCACTGCCCCGTATACGGCCGCGCGGGCTGCCACCGGAAGCGAGACCCTCAATTTCGCCACCGTCGGCTTTCTTCTTGCCAAATAGCCCCCCGATGATCGTTCCGAACCATCCACCGCCGCCAGTCTTCGGGTTGAGGATACCGCTCAGACTGTCTGCCAACGTGTCCCACACGGGGTCAAACGCCATGTCCCAAAGCTTGTCTGACATGAACGAAAATATGTCAGCAAAGAACCCCTTGAACCCCTCGCCGCCGGACCTGAAATTATCAAACGCCGACTTCACTGCATTACGTGAATCTTCAAACGCATTGATCTCTTCTTGCGTGCGGATGGTGCCGATTTCCTGCTCCGCTGTTCGTTTGGCAATTGCGTCCGCCTGCGCGTTAATCACATCGATTAGCAGACGGCCATCACCGGTCATCTGGGTCTGGACATCAATGCCAGCGCGCTTTGCTTCGGTCAGGCGCTCATACAGGAACAACAGACGCGCCTGCTCTGCCGCGCCCTGCCCCGCCATCTGATTTTCCAGTGTCAGCTGGGCAAGGCGATCATCACCGGCCTCGACCAGTTTAGTCAGCGATTCCGAATCCCTTTTGCGAGCGTCAGCGCTTTCTTTCGCAGCGTCGGCATTCCGCGCCGCGACCTCGGTGTCAACGCGCGGCACGGCTTGCGCGCCCAGTGCAGTCTGGATGGTAGACCAGGGTGTCCCTGACTTTTTGAACCCCTCCCACTCGTTATAGAAACCTTCCTTGCCTTGGCCCATGCGGCCGCGAACAAGTTGCGTCGCAAGGCGATCCTGTAGGTCTGGCGTGAACATATCGTCAAGCGACAGGCCCAATTGCTTGATCAGACCACCACTGCCATCCTTGTTTATGCCCCCAAGCGTATTGCTGACGATCTGATACCGACCAACCGCCGAGGAATTGTATTTATTGTCTGGATGAGCCAGCATTTGACGTTGCAACGCCAAAACCTCGCGCAGCGTCATGTTGATCAAATTCACTGGCCCGTCAGTGTAGGCACCGTATCCCAGCGTTTCATTATAACCGCGCCCCTTATCCGTCCCCTCGACCTTGCCGATCAGGTTTAGAATACCGCTGTTGGCAACTTCGGCCTCCTCGCGCTGGTACGCGCCTCTGTCTGTCTGCCAGAACCCGCCAGCGCCTGCTTCGTTGTACCGCTTGTAGACGCCGTTCATCCGTTCAAGCGCCTTTGCAGCCTCATTGATCTTGTCAGTGGCAGTTTTTGCGTCATCAGCGGCATTGGTGAGGATTGTATCTGTCGGTGTGTCGGTCAAGAGGTCGCCCACAATGCTCAGATCTGCTTCGATATCAGCGACAGCCTTCTGAGTATCCGCCGCCGATTTGATCCACTCATAGAAAGTCTGAAGGGTGCCTGACCGCAACCGCTCACCAGCATCAGCTGCATCAGATAGGGCTATTTCCAGCTGCCGGTATGCCTCACGGGTTTCCGCACTTCCCCTTGCACTTTTAAGGTTGGCAATCTCTTTTTCAAAGCCGCCGATCTCCTTTGCATAAGCGACAACAGCATCACCTGCGCCTTCTGTGCCTTTTTTGATTTCAGCAAACGCGACCTCGACCTCATCACCTACGTTCACCAATCTCTGCATGCTGACTGACAGCTCAGATATCGTCGATTTGCCATCCCTGACCGATCTTATAAGTTCGGAAATCCGAAAGGCCTCTGGATTTGGCCTCTTATTGTAGGTCAGATTGACATCCGCCTTATTGAATTTATTGACATTCATGAGCCCCGCGCCCTGAAGTCCATCCATGGCCTCTCCCATTTTGGACCGGGCATTTGCGAGGGCGATCTGCAAGTCTGCCCGCGACTGTTCCAAAATCTTCTCTGTCGCCGCCGACACTGCACCACCAAGCTCTTTTTGCTCTTCTTTCGCCTGTTTTGTGGCTTCGCGGTATTTGTCCAACGCAGTGATGGCATTTTGCGTTGCAGTGTCCGCCGCATCCATAGCGTCAGAGGTTTTATCCAGATCCAAACCCAGCGCCAGAATAGAAGCGGCTGTAATCGCGAGGCCAAACGGCCCACCCATGGTTCCAGTTAAAACTTTCATCGCAACGCCCATTTTCTGCAACGGGCCCAATGCGCGCGTGGCCGATGATCCAACCCCAGTCACCGCACCCGCCAGCTCGATGTAGGTGGCGCGCATCGCTACAGCCCGTGCGACTGCGTAGGTAATGCCGCGCCCGACCAGATAGACGACAAGTGCTTGTGCGACCCGCTCGACCACCTCCTCTACCTCTTCGAAGTTCTCGCTCAGATAGCGCAGTGCTGCCGTCAACCGGTCAGCAGCCTTTTCGGCAATCTCCAACCCGCCATTTTCAGCTGCGGTCAACTGCACAGCCTCCCACGCCGCAGCAAGCTCTTTCAACGCACCATCCAGACCTTCAAGGCGCACCTGTGCCTGATCCTGCGCAGAGACCTCCTTCAACGCGCTCGCAAGGTCAGAGAACCCTTTTGCGCCCGTGTTGGCCAACAACAACGCAGTACGAATTGCATCAGTCCCGAAGATGGTTTTGAGCGCCTCGTTGCGCGCCTCTTCCGTCAGCCCTGCGATACCTTGCTGTAGCTCACCGGCTATCTCTTCCATGGACTTCATGCGGCCCTGCGCATCAAAGAATTCCAATCCAAGCGATTTCATTGCGTCGCGCGCCTTGTCGCTGTCTGGCGTTAAGCGCTGAAGGAATGTCTTGAAGCTGGTACCTGCGTCGGAACCCGAAGCGAAAGCAGGCGCGGTTGCGGCAAGGCTGGTCAGGAAGTCGTCGATATCCACACCGAACTGACCGGCCACGCCGCCCGCCTGACCAATGGCCAGCCGAAGATCATCAAACCCGAATTTCGACTTTAGCGCAGCGCCTGCAACGCGGTCGGCAATGTCCGGCAGATCAGAGGCTTTCAGATTGAACTGGGCCATCAAGTCAGTCGCAAGATCGGCGCTTTTTGCCAGATCGCCGCCAAGCGCTCCAGCCACCGCTAGAGTGGCATCCAGTGCACCGCCCAGAATTGTTTCGACATCCAGGCCGTTCTTTGCAAGCACCTCGATCGCATCTGCAGCCTGCATGGCAGTGAACGCAGTTGTGGCGCCCATTTCCCGTGCAGCATTTTGCAGGCGCTTCATGTCATCTTCGCTGGCCTGTGTAGCTGCCTCGACCCTCTTCATCGCTGCCTGAAACTGCTTTCCAACATCAAGTGATGACTTGCCGAATGACACGATCCCCCCGATCAATGCTGTGGTGCCCAGAAAGCGGCTGAGACGCATCATTGCGGGTAGCTGATCCGAAACACCCTTTAAGCCGCCCTTGAGGTCATTAGCCGCGCGGTTAGTGGCGTTCAAACCGGCACCTGCTGGCTTTGTAGCTGTTTGAATGCGCTTCAAGGCGCGTTCGCCCGCTACGCCAGCAGATTTAAGATCACGTTCCAGCTCACGCTGACCGGCAGCTGACAATCGGATGACGTAATTGCGTCTTGTGGTGCTCATGATCAGTCCTTTTCCCGACGCTGCTCTGCAGCCTCAATCAATCCGGCCTCCCAATACGGGAGAAACAGGGCAGCGATTTGTGGTGGAATGCCCCGCGCTGACAACAGCGCAAGGCAGGCTTCGGCATCCAGAGCTTCAAAGCCACCCATGCCTACACGCGCTTGACGGTAAATCACCCCTGCCGCTTCAACGAACGCGCGGCCTTCAATCGAACGGGGTAAATTGGTATCTTCGGGGCACGCGCCCTCACCGCCGAACCTTGCGCAGCTGTAGCCGGGTGCGTCCGCACAGCCTGCGCAATGGGTCAGCCCTCCGGTGTACCGGTATCTGGCAAGAGCGCGGAGCTTTTTCCCTCGGAGACAACCGCGATGTAGGGAGACAGCAGCGACTGCTGCAACAACAGAGCAGCGCCTGGATACATTGACAGAAACTGGTCAATCGCCTCACCATCAAAAGGCGCAGCGGTGCCGTCTTCCATCTCGACACCTTCCCATCCGACCCCGAAGCGGCGCAGCATCAAGCTCAGCTGCTTGCTTGCAAACAAGCCACGCGTGGTGTCTTCGATCTCAACCGGCATGTCCTCATCGTCCAGCGCCTCGACATCCATCGCCATAGCAGGTGGCAACGTTGCACGCGCCAGCCTCATTGCGGTGGATTCCACCTCCTTGTATTCCGCGAAGGTGAACGACCCGATCAGGAATGCGACCCCATATCCAACCTCGATCCGGCGATTTTCTCCGATCGAGCGTGACAAACGTAGCGCCATATCAGACAGGGTTCGCGTATGTGTCGACAGTGTTCTTGAGTGTCGCAGTGAACAACGAAGCGCCAGCGACGGGGCGATTTGCACGCAAGCTGAAACTGCTGCTGATGATACCGCGGCCTTCGACCGGAATGCCCGTGCGCTCGATGCGCACGCTGGGGCACCGCAGCTCCAGCGAATAATCAGCCGACACAGACCATGTCAGCGCAAGGTCGATGGCTTCACCATTCAGGGCACGGTCATACCAGACACGGTCCCGGAACCGCGCATCCAGAGAACCGGTAACGCTCCAGCGGCCCCAGTCAATCGCTGCGGCGGTCGGCAGTCCGTTCAGGGTTTCCTGATCCGCTTCATTGCCTGAATTCAGCGTGAGGCTTGCGCCAGTGATGGCCGCCGTTTCGGTTGTTCCGACAAGGCACTTGCCCGCAAAACCGACCGGCACGGGATCAACAGCATAGCTTACCGGCGTTGCATCAAGCGTAGCAGCAACCGGCACCTCGGCACGGCCAATCATATTCATGGTGGCGCGTGCCCGTTCGCTGTTTTTGCGGGCCTGCACTTCAAAGCTGGTGGCCACAAGGCTGTCCTGCACAAAGTGCTGGTCAACCCTGCGGTGCGAAAGGCACTGTGTCATGTACTGCAACCCCGGCAAAGCGCCTGCGGTAAATACATGCTGATGCTTTCCTGCGGTGATTTCAGTGGTGACCGGCGCTCCAAGGATGCTCCGCAGATGCCACCCGATGGAGTTGAGGCCCATCGGCACAACCATATTGCCGCTCAGGTTCTGGAGACCACCCACCGCATCGCCGGGAAATGCATCGCCATAGATGGCCTCATCCTCATTCAGCTCCTGACTGGGGGAGGTATTGCAACTGTAAAACGGCAGTGCGTAAAAATTGCCATCAGTTGCAACCTCCGCAGTTCCGAAAGCGGACTGGATACGGGAAAGAAGCTGCGCTTCGTCGCCTCGTGCGTTACTCATGTCTGTATCTCCATAGGATTGATTGAAGTTTCGTAAAAAAGCGTGATCACGATGACCGACCCGAGCAGACTTTCCGCCCCCTCCATAGGGACATCGCTGGATTGCTGCGGTGCGCTCATGTCGATGTAGTCGACCAGTCCATCCAGATTGCTGCCGGTCAGCAACGCGCCAACGACACCCGCCAACGCATCAATCGCAACTGTACGTTCGGCATTCGTCGCGCCCTGGACCACCATCTCGAGATCAACAGGCCGCTGCCACTCACGCCGCCCCGTGCCGAGGCGAAAGCCGGTTTCTACCGGGTCTTGCGGCACAATGTTCAGAATTCCGTCAGGTGGGCAGGTACGGGGCAGTTCGTCCTGACGCGACACCGGCACCGGATGCGCAGCAAGCGCCGTCATGAGACCCGCAATGACCGATTCATGTCTTCCCAGCATTATCGATGCCCTTTTTGATCTGAAAACCGAATTTCGCGGTCAATTGCAGCGACAAGTTCACGGCTTTTGCCATCTGCAATCTGTCTGACGCGCAGCCTCTTTTTCAGGCGCACTTGACGGACAAGAAAGAACATCGGGACCGTGACAGTGCCGTATCCGGTCTCGCGGGCCCTCTTGCTTCGGGCCTGCGCATACCCACCACGTTTACCCGTTGACTGCCTCAAGCCATCGACGACCAACAGCGACACCCCCGACGGCCGGTACACAAATCGCAACTTCCCAAAGCGGAATTCAGGGAAGTTGGAAGGGGTCAACGGCTTCCTGCCAGTCCCGAACTTCGGAGCAGATTCGGTCGGGATTGCCAGCCACAAACCATTTGAAGAGCGGATCGTGACACCATTTTCAAAGGCGTCGATAAGATGCGGAGCTTTTGTGGACACAGTCGCAGCTGCGCCCAATGAATGCCCGCTTCCCGGATAACGGTTCAGTCGCCACGAATTTGAAAGACGACGCCCAAGCCCAGCCTGAACAACATCCGCTCGTAATTCATTTTTAAGAGTCTCCGCAGCATTATGCATGCCTTTGGTGACCGCAACCTCCAGATCCGCAAGCTCTTCAGCCATGAAGCGTTCAAGGTTGCCTTCCAAAGCAGCATTCAGGCGGCTCATGGTGCGGCCACCTCGATTGTATCAAGTCGCGTCTTAAGACGTCTACGGTCCGCAACACGGTGCGACTGCACTTTCCGCAGAACCCCGGATAGGTTGAGCAAAGTGCCGTTCCCGTAGCCTGTAAAGTCGGCAATCCGTATTTCGAAAACGCCGGTCTCATCGAGGATCTGCATCGACCCCATACGCACCATTTCATCCGGCTGGCTCGGAAGGACAAGAACGTCCAGTGCCGCACCGTCTGGATCGAGGACGGCGCTGATACCCAGTCTTTTGAACTGGGTATCGACCGCGCGCCTGAAAGCGGGCATCGCTTAGGTGTCCACCTGCTTCGCGGCACCACCGGCTTCTGCGTTTGCAGCCGGTTCCCCCACTGTCTTTGTGTTAGTATCAGCCTTGGCCTTTGCGGCTGGTCCAGCCATAGCCTCTGCGGCTGCTGCAGCTTTTTCGGCGGCATCCGCAGCTTCTTTGTCCGCCTGCTCGCGCAAATCAGATGCAGCCTCACCGGATGTGTCGGTTTTTCCACAACCCTCTGCCTCCAACCGGCGGGCAACATCCGCTGGCACGCTGCCCTTCCAACCGGCAGGCAAAGTCCGCTGGCGGATGTCATCCATCTTATATGTGAACTCTTTCGTCACTTTGACCAAACGGTCTTTCTTCTGGGCCATCTCATTTCCTCTGTCTATTTTGAAAACAAAAGCGGCGCCCGAATGGGCGCCGCTGCTATACCGCCAAACAAGCAGCCTTAGTTCGAGGTGCGTCCCTCGACCAAAACAGCGGGGCGCATGCAGATCGGCATGGTCTGCATCATGACTTCAACGTCGACAAAGCGGTCCTCCTGACGGTCCGGATGGACCTTGGAGTAGAATTCCTGACCCGGCATGTTGGTCATACCCATATAGTCAGGCGAGCCATTGAACTGACGGAAGGTCTGGCGCGTACCCATCGGATAGAATTGGGCTTTCGCTGATGGGATGAAGCTGCGCGTGATCACGGTGCCGTCTTCCTGCGGCACGCCCGCTTCAGCGAGGTATTCTTTCCACCAGATGCCTTTGAACAGGAACCCCTTCGACGTCGAGTCGCGCAGCGGGTCCCCGCCGTTTTCGTTCTGGTAGTATTTGTACCGTTCCTTGAAATCAGGATGTGATTCCAGCTTGTCAGCAAATTCAGGGTGCATCAAACAACCGACGCCGTTCGAAACATCGCCGCGCAGATTGAGTTTAATGTGGCGCTCGACCTCTTTTGCTTTTGCGCCAATATCGGTCGCATCGGTGCCAAAAACAAAGTCGACAGATTTGCGGGTAATGCTGAATTCGTCATGCAGGTCCAAAAGTTCGCTGCCGTCCGCATCCAACACCATGCCTTGCAAAGCGCCGGCACGCAGATATTCGCGTGTCACATCGGTACTGCCACGCAGTTCTTCCTGACGGTCAGCCACTTCACCTGCGACCTGTTTCAGCTCAGTCTCGGAACCAAAGGCGCGAATGCCGTCAATGTCATCCGCTGTGATCTTGGATTTAAGCGCAAAACGTGCCGTGCTGAATTTCCGCAGTTTGCGCTTGCCGCGCGGCTGTCCTGGAACAGGCGTGCCGCGCATCGACGACTGCACCAGCTGAAGGTGACCGTTCTGAAGCTCGATGGAAAAATCCACGCCGCGAATGGGCTTGGGAACAAAAATCCCCATTTCGCCGATTTCGCCCCACATGTTTGGGACGTCACGAACCGCTTCCGAAAGCTCGATGGCCCGGAATGCGTCGTTTCTGAAGATATCGATATGGGCCATGAAACGGCTCCTCTCTGGTAGATTGGTTGCTGGTGCGCGACCTGTGCGCGCGGTTGTGGCTTAGATGGCGACGATGCCAACAGCCTTCAGTTCATCCACAGCGCCGTCGCGCTGGAGTTCTGTTGTGAATGCCGCATCGAACGACAGCCCGCCGCGACGCACTTGCGCCTGACGCGCGATAACGACCGCACCAGTGACATCAGCCAAAGCTGCCGGCGCGGGTTTATAGAGCACAGCACTGGCAACTTCGGACCCGTCCGTTGCTGTGTGATCGCAGGCCACATACTTGCCGGATACGGTAATCTTTCCCAAGACCGTGCCCGGTTCGAGATCCGCACCAGCGGCAATGATCGCCTCTTCGCGGCTGTAAAAACTGTCCTCTTCGAACAGCATGAAGTCACCGGGCGTTTTGCCCTCTGTCAATGATGGCATGTCTCAGTCTCCTTAAAAAATGGGTGATTGGCAGCGAACGTTCGCGCCAGAGGTCAGCTGGCGCGGCGGGACCGCTGCGCGTCCTTGACAGGGTTCGAGGATGTGTTGGCTTCTTCCGCTGGCATATCGAGGTCAGCCTCCCCTGCGTTGGCGTCCATAGATGCGGACAGGGTCTGCGCAGCAGCTGCCTTTGGCGCAGCGCCCAGATGTTTCTTTGCGGTTTCGGCGTCCATATCGCTGTCAAAAGCAAAGCTCTTTGCCAGATCTTCGCGACCTTTCGCCTCTTCGCAGTTCAAAATGGCGCCGATCCGGGCGCGCTCTTCGGATGCCGATGGTTGTGCTGGTGCAGTTTGCGCAACGGGCGCAGGTGCCGGAGCTTCCGCTGGTGCAGTAGCAACCGGTGTAACGATTTCAGGTTCCGCCACTTTCGGCGCTGTGGTCTTGTCTGTCATGGGATTGCCCCCTCCTTGGTTTGATGAAAAAGCGGACGGACTGTCTATCCGGCCATTGATTTGAGCGACAAAACGCTCGAACGCATCGCGCGGGTTGGCGACTTCATCAACCAGCCCCGCGTCAAATGCCTGTTGTCCGATAAAGCAGCGCGCCTCTGTCTCCAGTGCGGCTTGCGCGGTCAGTGCCCCCCCCCGACCGTTCCCAACAGTGTCCGCAAATATCTGGCGCAGATACTGGCATTGTGCCTCCATATCCGCGCGAACGGACTCCGGTAATGGCGCGAATGGATTTTCATCGGCCTTATGGGCTCCAGCCGAGATCACCGAGACCTTAACGCCGCTGCCTTCCAGGCGGGCGCTGTGATCCTGATGCAGACAGATGACCCCAATCGATCCCGCCCCGCCCGTTCTGGACATGATGATACGCGAAGCCTGTGACGCGATAGCGTAGGCTGCTGAATAGGCGTGATCACAGACAAAGGCGTGAACAGGTTTATCCTGACGCACTTCACGGATCAAATCCGCCAGATCGAAACACCCGGATACCTGACCGCCGTAGCTGTCGATCTCCAATGCAATTCCGCGAACCTGTCGGGACTCCGCCGCGGCTTCGATTTGCGCGGCCAGTCCCTCATAGGAAGTCTCACCTGAATAGCTGCCAACCCACGAGCCGCGATGGATCAATGTGCCGGTGACAGCGATCACAGCAACTCCATCGATCAACCGAAACGGCTCCGCGCGGCCATTCCGGATTTGTTCGCCCACCCGGTCATCCAGAAGCGAAATTTGCGGACCGCGCGTTGGCGGCACCTCCAAATGCCCCTCAACTCCTTCGATCACAACATCATGGCCAAGGATGCGCGGGCCAAGCCCCTGCACAAACGATATAGCTTTCGATGGCGCAGCAAGAAGCGGCGTGTGAAACACACGCGAGGCAATGTTGGGATAGTTCATGATGTCAGTCCTCGGAGCGCGTTTGGTTGTCGCTGGTATTCCCGAGCAATTTGGCGAACTTTTCTGCCATCGGATGCAAGGTTCCTTCCGGCATGTCGTTCATTTCCGATTTGATCTGCTCGATATTGTCTGACCAGTCGGAGCCGGTCAGCTCGGCGGCTTCTTCTTCCAGCGTCGATAGCCCGAGGCTGACGCGCAGTGCCGCTGCCTGTGCTTCCTTGACGGGATCCACAAAACCTTTGCCGGGGCCGATCCATTTGGCGCGGGCATAGGCAGGCCAGTGGGAATAGAATTCCGGCGCGCCATTGGGAATCTTGATATGACCATCCATGATCATCTCCTCCAGCCACGCCATAAAGAACGGCTGGCAGAAACCTTGCGCAAACGCCGTGCGCTTGGCTGTCCATCCCCGCCAAATCTCGATCATCGCGGCGCGCGCGCTTGAATAGTTGGTCTTGCTCCAGTCGCTGGCCAGCTGCTCGTAAGACATGCCGATGCCGGATGCGATTTGGCGCAAAATGGCTCCCTCGAAATCCGCAAACTGGGCAGAAGGCCGCGCCGTTGGGACCATGCCAATCTCATCGTTTGGATAAAGCATCGACAGGCGCGCGCCGCCGATCTTGATGCCGCCATTGTCACCGTAGAATTTTTGCCGATCGACATTCATGTCCAGAACGGCACTGCCGTCACCTTCACCGAACATTTCGTCGATCATGTCCGGCCCCATGGGCGAGCGGATAAATGCTGCAAGGACAGCATTGATCACAGCCGCTTGCAGCTCGACTTTCGAATACTGCTGCTCCATGCGCAGTGTTTCGACAATCGGTGCCATGCGCGAGATACCCCGCGTCTGCCCATCGCGCAGCTTGTCATAGAAGTGGATGACTTGTGGACGCCCGTTTTGACCCTCGCGACCGATCCGCTTCCACGTCATCCCGCCAACGTCAGCCCACGCCGAACCGGGGTGCCCCTGCCGGAAGTGATAAGCTTGCGCCACACCATCACGGCTTAGATCAATACCACCACGCTGGTGCTTTTGATCTGCTGCATCCATGGGATTGCACAACAAATCCGGATCAACAATGCGCAACGTTGTTTTGGTTGGACGCATGCGTCGCCAGTTGACCAGCGCGATAGCCTCCCCTTCCACCACATAGCTGCGATAGGCAGTGCCAAACATCTGCGACATGGATTGGCTGCGCGTTGTGTCGCCAAACTTGCGGGGGTCATCCGCATAATTCCCCCAGCGGCCTTCTACCTCTTCCTTGAAATCTTTGGCCCATTCAGAGGATAATCCCAGCAACCGCCAGTCCGGCTTCAAGAACGGGCGGAAATTACCGCCGATGATGCTGTCACATTCTTTGGTAATGGCACCGGCAGCCCAGCCGTTGTTTCGCGACAAATCACGGGTGCGGGCAGAAACCTTGTCTCTTCCATTCAGGACTTCGGAATCAGCCGCGGAGTTTGAAGGGTTGAAGCTCTGCATCGTCTCAACATGGCTGTCGCCTGCAACATATGGCGCCGAACCAAACAATCCCATACCGCGCGCCGCAGCGGCGGCTTCTTGCGATTTGAATTTGACCGAACCTTCCCGCACACGCGGGTATGAATGTTTGCTCAAAACAGGACCCTCCGGGACCGGGCCTTTTTCACCACCAACCCTAAATCAATTTTCAACTCTTGGATGTAGGCTCGCAGCCGATGTTCCGTTGTGCGGGTGTATTCCTGCATGTCGCCGTCATACTCCACGCGCACAACCTGTTCGCCAGTAAGTAAATCGTGCAAGGCCTGTTCGGCTTGATCGAGGCGCGCTTGCTTTTTTTCGGTTTCAGTCGGCATTGGTATTTAAGACCTCTGACAGGCTGCGCCGTTTGGGGGCTGCCTTCTTTTTGGATTGAGAAGATACAGTTTGATTGTCGAACAGATCGGCCTGACTATCTGCGGCTGGGGCCCCGCGTTCAGCTTCCAGAGCATCCCATTGATCATCTGTCATTGAGGCCCAGCCATGACGCCGCGCCGCTGCTTCAGCATAGAGTTCACAGTCGAGCGCTTCGTTGCGGCGTCCCGGCTCGGCCAGTTCCCATTTGGCTGTGGTGGTGCCGGTGCGCGAGCGTATGAGGATCTTCACCTCTGATGTGATCATCCGGTAGAATTCATCCCCAAGACCACGCGCAAAGTGGCAAAAACCCCGCTCACTCGGGTCGGTTTGCCTCAGCCAGGCATAGAAGTTACCTTTCATCATCGAGACGTTGAGAATGAAGCCCCGCTTCTGAAATCGCTTTGCTTTGCCGTCTTTACGTCTTTCGAACTTCATGGGAACCATGAATGGGCCGTTCTGCGAAGAGGAACCTTTAACGCACAGAACCCGCGTTGACGGGTACCGCTTGGCCCAGTTCCAAACATCGTCAGTATACGCGCCGGTATCGATGGCCAGACAATCGATTTTATAGGCCAGGCCAAGCTCAGTTCGCCAGAACTTTGCCATGATCGCATCAAGCGCATCCCTGCCCTGCTCGGTCGAGATGTGGTGTGGAATGACGATGTAATCCACTGTCCAGCGTTGGCGTGTGCGGCCAAAGGCCTTCACATGCACCTCAATCCGGTCATCCTGACAATCGACCCCTGCAGTGACAAGCACGCCAAGAGAAGGCAGGACGCCACGATCAAGAATGGCAAGACCGTTCTCCTGTTCTTGCGCCTTCTCTGTCCTGTCGCGCAGCGCTTCCCAGTCAGGCGCATCGGAGGCCGTCTCATACGGAAGGCCCAGAACGTCGTTCCAGAAGGTCTGCTCGGTCTCTGCTTCCGCGCTTTTCGTGCCGCCTTCGATATTGCCATCAATTCGGGTCCAGCCTTTGAGCCGTGCATACTCGACCGCGATAGACGCCCAATCCCTCTGGGGTGCGTAGGCCCGCCAAATGTGAAAACCCGGATGATCCCCGCGGGGGTTCTGTGCAACCCATCGGCCATGCGCGATCATCTGCTCTTTGTGGCCGTGTGTGATAATGCATCCGTTCGCATCACAGGAAAAGCAAGCCGCTCCGAGGCGTTCAGGATCAATGTTGGCTTCAAAGTTCTCCCAGGTCAGCGGCGCAAAATTTCCACAATGCGGACACGGCAAGTGGAACAGCCGCTGATCGCTGCGCGCATAGGCTGCACTGATCCGACAAGTGCCTTTGATAAGCGCAGTCGAGATACGCAGGATCTTGGCGTCTTCAAATCCAGACGCACGGCTTTCTGCCAGGGCCTCTGGATCGCCTTTGTCCGTCATGTCGAATTTGGCGACGTCATCCATGATAACCAGACGGCGGCTTGTGCCGGTCAGATCTGCTGGAGACCCCGCCGAAGCAACCTTAAGCGACCCGTTGCGAGACAGTGTTTCCTGATTGAATGTGTTGTCACGCTGATCGCCGCCCAATCCCTCGCCAAAGGTTTCCTTGAGGCTTGTGGCCTGCCGACGCATCGGCTTCCATTTATTGTTGACCCACTCTGTCGCCGCCGAGGTGGTCGGATGCACCACGAGACTGTCCAGCGGCGTGTATGCGTGCCAAGCACCCAGGGTCGGATTGATCAGGGACACCGTTTTGCCGATCTGAGCCGAGCCGCGCACCGTCACTTCGCGACATGGATGTTCCGGCGACAGGGCGCTGTGGATGTTGCGCAGAAACGCAAAGCGGGTTGCATCGAACGGCCCCGGCATCGGGCTACGCTCGTCAAACTCGATGTTCTCCTCACACCAGCGCGTGATATCTGGAGGTGGCGGCGGCATCATGGCAGTGGCCATAGCAGAGGTGATGACAGTATGTGCGGAAGTCAGATAGCCCATCAGATATTTGCCTCCCTTTCTGCTTCGGTCATCTCGATCACTTCGCTTTGCTCCGTCAGCAATTGAGCCCGCTTGCTGCGATGCTCGCGCCACGTTGCCACCAACAAGGCGCGGACCTCTTTGAAGTCCACGCCCAACTCATCTGCAATTTTGCGCGCTGCCTGACGCATCACGTTTTCGAACTGGGCAACTTCTTTGGAGAGCAGCTGCTGCATCACCAATGTTGTTTCAGACGCCAGGACAAAGGTGCCCTCATCCATCGCGTTCCGACGACGAAGTGCCCGGGCCTCTTCCTGCGCCTTTTGCGTGCGCGCCATGTGATAGGCGTCATCATCGCCATCCGGCAGCTTAGTCGCACCGCCGCCCCGTTTCTTTGGGGCACCTTCACTGGACTGCGCCGCCAGCACAGTCGCAGTTTGCGCGCCATTGCCCATCATCTGCCCGGGATCCAGCCTCTTTCCCAATGCCTTTGCTACTTTTTGGAGATCGAACCGCCGTTGACGCCCTTCGCCCGAGTAGCATCCATCAAGTTTACCTTCACTCACATATTGACTGATGCGCCCGCGCGAAAGCTTCAGCTCTGTCGCCAGCGCTGATGCAGACATTGTGGACATACCTAAATTAACTCCCTGTAAGCTGTTGTTTAGCAATTAGTTTAGGCTTTGCCAGAGGTTTAGCGGGTCAAAACACATGCGCTATGCCGCCCCGTATAACGTGCTTCCCCCAGAAGGGACCCGTGATTTTCTGGCGGGTCATTCCAATCCACTGCGAGGCAGCACCAGCCCAATACCACCGCCCCGGCTTCCAGCCCTGATCCGCCAACAGGCGTGCGCGTCTCGCTGCTCTGGTTTATTTTGTAGCCTGCCCGCACAGTCAAACTGCGCAGGCTTTAATCAGGCAGGGCCGTCCACCTTGCCTCTCTGGGCGATCTCAGCAACGCAAAGCGCCCGCCGAGGGTTAACCTTGGCGGGCGCTTTTATGGCACTGTTTTCTGTCTAGTGGGCTAGAATTTATTCGTCAAACACTATTTTGCCATGGCGCAATCGGTGGCAGTGTAGACGACAAGGTCCAGCGTGAAAGATTGTTATAACTTACAAAGGTTTGACGCAAATCCAAGAGCGCCAAACGCCACTGCAAATAGTTCCGGCGCGCGCGCGCTATACCCGGATGCTGCACCGAATAGCGCACTGGACAGATTTCAACAGTCCACCGCTTGACCTTGCGGCCATCAATGTACGGCTCGACACCCAGCGCAACCTTCACAGCCCTCGCCCCATGCCGATTACGGTGAATGTCCGCCGGACTACAGCCCACGATGCCAGACAATCGAGCGGGATCAAGATCGCCCATCTGCACCACAGCACCGTCCAGCAGATCTGGCACTTTGCGCGCCCGCGCCAATTCAGCGATCTGCACCGCCATGCCGCGACCACCACAGCCCTCAGGCAACACAGCAACCGCAGCCGCAACCAGATCAGCATCAGCATCGGGATAGGAGCGGCCACCGCCATCGATCCTGCACCCCAACGCGCCGCGCTCTGCCATGCGGTAGGCATTGCCGATGTAGCCATACCCAGCCGCCAACGTGCCAGCATCCTCGAAATCGACCTGTGCGCACTCACTCGCGAACGCCCACTCTAACAAACGCTGGATGCTGATCTCTTGCCGAACGCGCCCCATGTCATCCCGCATAGCCTTCTCCGCAATCAAACTTCCATCCCGAACGCCAGCTTGAACCGCCGCACCAAACATCGCCCGCGCATTCATGCCGCTTCCCCATCCGCACACGCCGCAGCCCGCTTGTTCTGGCCAGCATTGACGATCTCACGCACCAGTCGCTGATCACGCAGATATGCCTCAAGCCATGCGCGATCTTCTGGCGTGGCGTTGCCGCGATCAATCCGACCACGCACAAGCTCAATACGGCGCGCACTTTCAGCCGCCTCATCCCGAACCTCACGCATCCGAAACCCAGTGGGCGGCACAGGCGTGCGCTGCAACAAGCGGAACAGCTCAACCTCAAATCCACCTGCAACGGCTTGCGGCCCCTCGACAGAAGCAAGCCAGCTGGTGACAATCGGCTGTTGTGTAATCGGCGGCTTGCGCAGCCCATGAGCATAGGCACGGATAGTCGCCTCAGGTGGCCATTCGTGCTTGAACGCGCCGCCGCCAATGTTGATCACGTAATCCGCCAATGCCACCAGACTGTCAGCGCAGAGGTAGGCCAGATGCACACACAACCGTTTACGCATTTCTTCGAAATCAGATGTGGTCGTTTTCTTGGGCCGCACCATGCCCGCATCATCAACCCGCTTGATCAACAACTCTGCAACCCGCGCCTTTGGGTCGTGTGTTTCAATTTCCATCGCCATTCCCCTTTTCTCAGTTTGCACCGCTTCGGTTATCCACAGGCCCTAATGTCCGGGCTCCGCAATCTGTCTTGTATTGTCGTGTCTTGTCTTGTGGTTGCAGACACATAAAAGTTTTGTGTCTGCGGTATGTCTGGTTTTGTGTCCGACTATGTCCGCATGTGTCTGACGGACATAAAATGCCGCTCTAGTCTTTTTTTGATTTCCGGAAATGGCCTGCGCTGGCCTTGACCAAGCAGGCCTGAATTGCATCATGCAGCTGCGCATCAGATCGCCGCTTATTGCCCTCTAACTCCATCGCATTTTGAATATGCGCATCGACAAAGTAGATTTGCGCGGCCTCTGATGCGATAGTCGGGGCGAGCGCGCCCAACGTGACCCCAAGTCGGTTCAAGCGCCTCGATCTGGAAGCCCCATCCGTCCGGGCACCGTTCAGCTCCTTGCGCGTCAATGCCTCTAGCACAACGCGTGTGACCGTTGGATGCATCAACCTGATTGAGCCGTCATCACACTCGCATTCATGCCATCCATGCAGAATTCCGAAAGGGCGATCGGCAAGCGAAGCGAAGGCCAAAGGATCAACGGCCGGCACGACCATTCGCGCCAGACGCGTGCGATCAGCAGGGAGCGTGCCAACCGGCGTTTGCTCATGAGCCAACTGCACCAACTCGAACCACAATCCCTTGACCTCATGACTGGCATTCCAACGCAGATCACTGTTCAGATAACGTCTGAATTCCCATGCCATGAAGCCGTGGCTATCAAGCCTTACAGCCGACGAAATCGGATATTCGGGCAACGGTTCAGATGAGACGGACCTCAAGTTAAGTGAACTCACACCTCACCCTCCCCATCACCCACCGCCACCTTTTCAATCAACGGCCACTGCGCCCGAAACTCAGCCTCATACGGCTTCCAGCGCAAAAGCTGCCCATCCCATGGCAGCCCAAACATGCGATCCAAATGGACCTGCAGCGCCGCAAAGCTGGCGAAACCTTCTGCCTGCGCCATCAATTCCATGCGGTGGCCCTGCGTATCCACCGCACCATCACGCAGCATGCCGCCCTCAGTAATCTTGACAGGGAGCGAAAGAGAGCACGGCACAACCATCAGGCGGTGATAGTGTTCAGAGCGCCCGTAATCAGGCGGCAGGTTTCCACAGCAGATATGCAGCGGGTCACCCGCAGCGGCATGCTTACGTTTTCCATGCGGCTTGAGGACCGATGCCTTGGTTCCGAAAATGACTGCACGGGCCAGACTTGCTGCGACGTTGTAAGTGACCATCAGTGCACCGCCCCCAGCCCCTCGGCTGCCAGCTTTTCTTTGCTGAAACGGTGGAAGTCATCCACGACAGCGTCGACGTCCGATGTGCTCAAGATGCCGTGGTCAGCAACGGTGGCGAGGTAATAGGTCAAGACCATCATCAAGGCATGCAAGGCAACACCATGCGACGGCGCAGAGGTGACAGCTTCCATCACAGAGTTCGCAATGTCCTTGGATGCCTGCACGTCCGCATCGCTCTTAACAAAACTCATGCCACGGCCCTCCACTGAATCGGCTTGCCTGCAAGGCCGTGCGGAATATCCAATCCCAGCAGATCGCGGCGATATCGGACCGACCGAGAACTACATCCCGCCTCAGCAGCGATCTGGGGCACGGTACGCACCCCATCCACCAATGCCACGATCTTCGCAGTCAGCATCTCAGCAGTTGTAAACTCACGTGGCACAGGTGTGACCCGCAGCCCCGACCGCGCTACTGCAGCGTAGATCGAGTGACGCGACAGCTCATATTTCACCATCAACTGCGGATAGGTCATTCCAGCCCGCGCATCCGCACAAATTCGTGCATTTCTATCCGCGACACGCGACCGCGCCGCACGGCCCGCAGCTTGAGAACCGCGGCTCCGCGCCGCTACCAAGCCGCGCCAGCCATTTGTGATGCCGACGTAGCGCAAGGCCCCACCGTCCCACTTGATTTCAGGAAGTCCGGTTGCACCCATAGGCACACGGCGGTCCTCAATCGGGGTGGCAGCCAGTGCAGCCTCAATCAATGTGCGTTCTTCTCTGGTAACAACATCAGGCATTGGCGCGTTCCTTGAGGATGGCCACCAATCGTTTCTGATGCTGGAGATCACCCACATTCGAATTCAGCAAACGCCACCGATCTTGAGCCGCCGCAAAACCGATCTGCAGTTCCGTGGCAACCACAGCCAAATTGCTGCCCCGGCAGATTTCTTCAACCAGCTCCAAATCGCGCTCGGCGTTCCAATCGCCAGCATACCCGACGGCATCCAAGTGAGAGATGATCACCCGTTCGGCATAGGGCCGCTCTGCTAAAGTTGCCGCCACAGGTGCTTTGACTTCAGCAGCGATGCGCGCGGGCAGCTGCTTGGCGGCAGGCCGATCAGTCACCTCAACCGGAGCTTTTATCGAAGCCGCTGCGACGGACGATTTAACAACAGGTTTAGGAGCCACTGGTCTATCCCCTGCAACCAGCTCCCGCAGCTCCTTCAGCATAAAGTTACAAGCGCCGGCATGACGTCCTAGCTTCTTGGCGATTTCTCCGTTGGAAAACCCATCGACAATCATCTTCCGCGCGAGGTCACGATCCCCCTCAGACCAAGGGCCAGTGATAAACGCCTTCTTGGCAGACTTCGCCTTCATCGGCTTCGCCTTGGCAGGCTTTTCCGGCCCTGCAGCCTTTTCCGGTTCGGTTGGCTGGACTGGCTGCTCAACCACAACTGCGGGAGCGACAACACCTTGGGCAGCCGCCCGCGATTTAAACTGCGGCATCACTGCCGCCTGCACACGCTCATCACCAAACCCGCCAATCACAACGCTAATTTCAATCCGATCTGCATTGATCGGCAGCACCTCGAAAGCGATACCCAACTCAGACAACCGCTCTCCGAACTGCCCAATCTCTGACAGTGCCGCAGCTTCACAACTGGCCCGAGCCAATCGCGCCGCAGCATCAACCTGCATTTGCGCCAAGTTATTCATCACAATCTCCTTTATTTGAATGAGAGCAGAAAAAGGGCCCGAACGCTCAAGCAGCACCGCGCATGTGGCATGCAGATTCAGGGCCTTAAATTGAGAAGATACATGCTGGAACTGCTCTGCCTGAGCGGCACTTCCAGCAAACTTATGGCTCAAATTGAGGGCACTCATAGCGCTAACGCTCTCATGCCAGAATCACCGCTAACGATTCTGGAACCCGAAGGCCCTATAGGCTTGCCCCCCTGAAACACGCGGAAACACAAGAGGATTTCAAACGAGATTTTCGAAGCCAAATTTACTAAATATTCGAGAAAAGACTTCCGAAGTTCGCAAAAACTCACATGGAATTTCTTAAAAGAGACAACCACGAATCCAAACATTTCAGCGGCTTCCAGAGTCAATACATTTTTGACTGCAAAAACGCGTGCTGAATATGCTGGTAAAACAATGCGGATGATGTGGTAGAAAGGGGTGCCGGATCGAGAAGGCTTAAGGAACCCCGATCCGGCTATTGAACCCGCACCTCTGTAGAGGGCGACCAACTGGACCAGCAACCGTGTCAAGCAACTGCTGATCCCATCACCACCGGAAAGGAAATTTCCATGGCAATTACGAAACACGCCATCACCGGCGTGCCTTTGAATGATATCACATATAAGCGCAAGCGTCTCAACCAAGACGAGGCTGTAACGGTGCATATTTTGGCGAAGGAGGGAAACTCTTTTACGGATATCGTCCAACGTCTGGGCACCAACGCCAACCGTGTCGGCGAAGTTCGGCGCGGTGAAGTGTACCCGGAATCGGCCAAGATCGCCCTCAATCTGCTGATGAAGTGAAAGAAGGCTGGCGGGAAAGATGATGCCATACCGCGTATGAGCATCCGCCACCCCCACAGAAAAAGGGCCGCATGCGCGAGCAGGCACACGCGGCCAAGGCCCAACAGGAAGACGCTGCCCGATACGTGCTGCCACGCGCATCGGGCGGGTATTTCCACGGCCATTGGATCGGGAAGAACATTTGCCGTGGAAATCTGACTGGGGGGCGGCAGGCGAATAGGACAACACCACACCACCCCTCGCGCACCGCTGGCGATCCCCACCATCCAGCAGTGCGCAACACATCGGGCGGTATCTGCTCAGAGGGACATCTAAGCAGTCCTTGGGCTGTGCGGTAACTAAAGCAGAATAACCCGCTGCCCCTTCCCGATGTTGCATTTGAATATTCATGCGGCCACCGCCTGTGCCGGCACATCGGCCAACAAAAACGCAGGGGCGCTTTCGGGATGCAGGCGCAACGCAATCGCGACGAACGCACCACGCGGCCCTGCCCCATCCCACCACCGACGCGCTGCACGCTCGGTCACACCGAACGCCAGCGCAGCATCGTTGATGCAATCAAAATGGGCATGCAAATACGCCTGCCACTGGCCAGCGAAATCACGCAACACGCGATACGGCTCCAACTGGACCACTTGTTCGGACAAAGCTTCAGTGGACCGAGGGGCACCGCGTGAGGCAACATGACGGAAGACGATAACGTTGCTCACGACACCCACCCCGCCACGATCCCGCCAAGAGACCAAACCGCCCGCAGACCGAAGACAGCAACCGACAGGACAAAAAGGAGGCCCAGCGATGTTCCGGATAGAGATTGCAGGAGCGCGATCATGCTGCGTCACCTGAGGATTGACGCGGAATCACACACTTGAAGTCAAAAAGGCAAGGGGAAGGAGCCATCAAATCCTTCTCTCTGGCGAGGTCACAAAAGGCTACATACCAACGCGGCGGCAATCGCTTCGCCGAAGCGTGTGAATGCATTGTTTTGGCGCTCACGCCAACGCGTTCAGCCACCTCTCGATAGCCGCCCAATTCTTCTAAAAATGATTTCGGAGTTCTACTCATGAAACCATCATTAGTCTGATATTTTCATACCGTCAATAATCCGACTGAAAATTATTCCAAATCAACCGGCGTAGAGCGATAACGCAGCATGACCCATGAAGAACTTGAGAAGCTTTTTAGACAAGGCGACACGTCCAATGACGCAATCAGCATTCGCTTGATCGCGGCTAGAAAATCAACAGGTATGCAACAACAAGCCGTAGCATCGGCAGTTGGAATACCCAAGCAAACCTACTACTCCCAAGAAGTGCGCGGAGCCCCATCCATACCGATAGGCCGTTATTTTTATAGAGCTCACGGGATAGACTTCAATTATCTGTACTATGGCGACTTCATCCACCTCGACGTTCCCGTGCGCGAGCGCCTGATTTCAGCACTGACCGGCGAATCCGAGTAACAGGGTCAAACAGCAAGTTAAGGTCCAACCCGACCAGACGGGCCATCTGTGCAATACGCCTGATCATAAAACTACACCCCTCCCGTGTTCCCCTTTCATTCTACATTTCGCACAAATTCGTTCAACTGCAATTATGTCGTTCGTCTGATTTTTTCATACAAAGTTATTGACTGGTCTGATTTTATCATACTATTGTATCTTCAGAAAAGGAGACAATTATGAATACGATCCCCACAACCAATCACATACAAACCGCCCGCAACATCATCCAGAACCCGGACACGTTCGGTTGCGACCCGATCCTTCGCGCCGCTGCATGGGCTGCGGCAAAACAAGGGCGTGGCCACACCGTCGATCTGGACAGCATGGCATTCATTCTGCTGGATACGCACCGCGCAACCATTACAGCCGAGACCATCACGCAGACCCGCCAAAAGATCGAAACCGCGCTGGATGACACCACCACACACAGCCCTATCCAAATGGCGCGCGTCGCGCAGAAGGTCCGAGGCCTCAAAGCAAAGCTCGGCCTAACGCGCCGCCCCTACGGCGGAGATGCCGCGTGACTAACTTCATACTCTTAATCGTTTTCGCGGGAGCGATGTCTACTTTTGGGTCAACGCAAGTGCACAAGGACCTCACCAAAGAGCAATGCGAGGCCATGCTGACTTGGGCAGCGAATGGAATAGGCCGCTCAGCTGACGCCATGTGCGAAGGCCCAAACGGTGATAAAATCACCATCAAACGCAAGTAGAGGTCATGAGCATGACGCAGCTTCGCCACGCCAGCATTGCCCACAAAGCCGCAACAGTAGCGCGCAACGCCATTCTGATCATCGCTATCCTTTGCGTCACATGGGCTGGCCACTCAACCGCCAACGACATGGCCGACGCGTCCGACCTTCCGAAGGGTCATTGACCAATGAATACAGCGTTCCTACTCATGGCCCAGTACAGCGGCCAAGCGATCATCCCAGCGGACAAAGTGCGAGAGGATTACTTTTCGCACCTAACATTGCCGAAGTTTATACGGAAGATCAGCGAAGGCCACTTGGCCCTGCCACTTGTCCGCATGGAAGCCAGTCAGAAATCTGCTAAAGGCGTCCACCTGCAGGATTTGGCGGACTATCTTGATGCCAGAAGAGCCGAAGGTCAGCGCGAATTCAGGCAGATGTATGGTTAGGCATTGGCAATTTATGCTTTAAGAAGAGAGTTTCTCCACAGAAATCGGCGAAAACTGGGCCTTAGCTGCATCTGCAAAAGTTATGTGCCAGAATTGCAAAAAGCGGCGATTCAAGCCCTAGCACACCGAAGCCCTCATGCTTCGCTGCACGCCAAGGTCGGCTGTGCGCAGATAGCGACACGCGAACGGCCCATAGCTGCCGCTCGTGCGAAAACCGTCTAATGACCGCTCCCAGCCCAAAGCGGACTCGTACATCCAACCCCTAGGGCGGGAAGCGGAAGCTCGCTGCGGGGGGCTTTCTAAAGTGTCACGGCCTTAAAGCAGTCCTTCAGAATGCTGTCCGGCGATTTTTTGGATCCATGCGGCGGCTCATTGATTAACTGCCTCTATCAAAAAGATCGAGTTCCAACTTGTGTAACAGCCAACCAAACGGGAAATGCTGCACGGTTTCACATGCCCGGCATTCCAGAGTTTCCCCGATGAACAGCCTAGGAGCTTCTGCCTTTCGTAGGTTTATGGAGCTACCGCACGTTGGACACTCAAGGAACTCTTTGAAGTTCTGGTTCACGAACCGAACCATTGATGACCTACCCGAGGAAAACAAGGTTTGGAAAGTCGCAGTTGCAGTGAAAAGTAACCAGTTTTCATGCTGGCGGTTAGGCTCATGCATCCGAGAGTATAATTCGATTTGCATCAAGTTTAAAAATAGAAGGACGGTTGCAATCTGCTGATAGGTCGAACCAGTGTAAATGTCGTCGTCAGTTGGGTCCTTGAAAATGAAGTTAATGTTGTAGTTTTCGGTTCTGAGCTGAGGTGCGCCGGTAGCAAGGTGAAGCGCTTTGTCGAATAAGTTCGCGAGTCCATCTGAATTGTCACGGTCAAATACCAAACTGTTGATCGTTTCCGGATTAATACACTCAGTGCCCCTACAGGCACCAACAGCACTTTCAATCAGGCGTTGGATACCGTCAGTTCCGAAACGTTTTTTTTTGGTCAAGTTAGCTGCATTCGTCTTTAGATTGTCGAAGAAATCAGCTTCGTTCGCGCATGCTTGGCACACTACCAACAAACCTTCAGTGAGAGGTTTTCGTAGAAGCGCGAATGCAACAGTAAATTTCCGTTTTTCTAGCGCGCGCAGTGCCTCGTAAATGAAGTGAAGCATGTCAGCGTAAAGGGCATTTGTTACATGATTGACCACAGCCCTTCGCTCAAGTTCGCTGCGCCCTGTTTGCGACAAGAAATCAAGTGGATGAATTCCACTTTGTAACAGACGGGCCTCCTCTTCCGATGCAAGGTTGAAGCTGATGTCGCCGGCGCGCTTACGTTCCATCTGAACAAGAATGCGTCCCATCGTATCGTGTAGATGGAAACAGAACTCATGAGCTGCGTGAGTGTCTCGAGGAATCAGTTTAAGGCGATCTGGTTCGATAATTCCAATTGGTTTCAAGGCAACGGCTCCACTTCAATTTTTGAATACGGCAGTAACGCTTCGGTTCACTCGGGCGGCTCAAAGGTTAGAACGAACTCAGGATCACCAATGAGGCTTACAAGATCATCCACATCTGCAACATAGCGGAAACCCCATGGGCTAAGAGTCAATAAGCCTTCATTCTTCGTGTCGGCTTCTCGGTGGTCCCACAAGCACCTCGCTTCGATGTCATTCAACAGCTCGGCAAACTGGTCTTGAGAAAGATCAATTTCGGATGGTTCAAAGCCGTGTTCAAAAAAGTCTACGCTCGACAAATCGTCGCATCCCTCAGGTCTGAACACGGCCATGACGTGACCACCAAGGTATTCGTTGATCGCTTCTTGCGCCAAGTACTCTGATGATGTCACAGAGCCGGGCGACGAACCACTGATTGAAAACGCTCCTGTCTCGGTGTCATAACCAACTGTCCAGGGCATAGGAGGGTTTTCACTAAATCGCCCGATGATATCTCGTGGGGGATCGAAAGACTGTACCGCAGATGTACGTAGTGCCTGTAGAGCTTGGAAAAACGCCAAACCGATGCCAACTAAATCAAATACTTCTGTGTACTCAAGGCGAGTCACATTCCCACCATTCCGACGGCGCAGTCGTAGTCCATCGTTCCAGAGGATGTAGTCCGAGTGGTACATTCCGTTGCGTACATCGTCACGGAACACGTTCTCGAATACTGACGCCAGCCCTGTCATGCCAATCTTTCGGGCGTGGATCGCCAAGTTGCGGAATGTTGCATTTGCGTTTGGCCCAATAACGCGATTGGGGTTTTCCCTGACCCGAACCAAGTCTCGAAATGGCCAAAGACTGTAGGGAGCATTCTCAACGATGCCCATCATGTTCTTTGGGCTCTCATACACGCCCCCAGCCTCTGAAAGCTGGCTGTATAGAAGCAAGATTATTCGCATGTCGGCGAAAGATTCCACCGGGCCTGCCGCCAGCCGTTCGTTCAACTCTTCGAACACTTGGTCTGCGGTAATCGTGGTGGACCAACCCGCATCTTGCATCCCCCTAAATTCTCCACTCAGTGACCCTGCAAAATCTAACTCGCTCATTTGGCGGGCAAATTTAAAGAGAAGTCCAAGTTGCTTGGCTGTCTCGTTGGCGAAGGTTGTTGGGGAATTCAAAGGGCTAAGCCACCTGTTTTTGTCTTAGAGTACAGGATAGCAGCCATATCACGCCACCCGCAACGTTTATCTCTTTCGTGGCCGGAGCTGATACTTGTCGAATGTCTTAAAAAAAACTGCCTAGGTTTAGTTGTGTGGCCAAATTCCGCCACGGCTAATGTCTGCAATGCAGGCTGCAAGCGCAGCGATTTAGTGGAGCAAAGAGTGACCGCTATGGGCCGCCCACGTGACTTTGCAAAGTACACTTTCTGCACATAGCTGCCGTTGGTGCGGAGCGCTGCGAATGTCGGCATCCGCCCTTCAGGCCGACATCAGACGAATGACACGAACGGCCCAAAGCTGCCGCTCGTGCGAAAACCGTCTAATGACCGCTCTCAGCCCTTCCACGACATTGATACCAAGCGCAGCATTATGCGGAGCATCGTCACGGAGGGCGGGAAGCGGACCTTCGGTGCATCCCGTGCCAAGGTCTGCTATGTTGAACAAAACGGTTATTGGAACCATCGAAAAGAACGGCCGTTCAAAAGTGTATGTAGGTGAAAAGCCGTCCGGCTGACACGCTGACCTTGGTCGAAATTGAAATTCAAATTTCCATTCTGTCTTCCGGAGGATTGAACGCAGCCATCCAGCTTGGTGACGTGAGATGGTTTGTGGCAGAATAAAATCTATCTTCGGTCGCCTGTGATGAACCCCTTACGTGATGGTGGATAGCTCCGCGCAGACCATCCGTCAGCTTCTTCCCGTGAGTATGCTCGAACGCCACAGGTACAAGGCCGTTTGCGGGGATGAAATTACCGATCGGTGGGCTGGCATTGGGCATTCCGCAAGCTGCCCACTCGGGTTTCGTGCGTTTCCGTGGTACATCATAGAGAGAAGACAAAATCTGCTGACGTGCAGTCCGGGCGGCATTGACGAGGTCATCACGTTTCAATGCAGTTACTTCCAAAATAGTAGTATTAATTACTTCAAGATCGATTTCGTCAAAGACTTGGTTTAGATGACTTGACTGTGCGAAAGAGTGCTCCACGTCGTTCAAAGGGGTAAACACTTCGCTGACACGAGACACGCCGTTTCGCTGACGTTCAGCCGCCGCTGTGGCGATTTCAAATTGCATTTCCGAATCCGTCCTAAAGTCTCGGTCCCGGTGGATAATTATTTGCACATCGGGCCGAATGTCGGCAATCATGTTCGCGAGGAGTCTGGCCGCTGGGAGATTTCCACACCCGTTATATGAAAGCACTGCCAAGTTGGCAGGCGCGCCGTTGGCAATTGCCAGCGCAGTAACCGGACGGGTCAACTTGTCCTCAGTCATCAGGATAACTGGACGTGCAGGATCAAAGGCATCGGCACCAGCTGATAACGCCCCAAGGGTCATGAGAATAGGGATTGCGGGACGCTGGGCGTCGTCAACGGGAACCTTTTCTCCCTCACTCATCCACGCAAGAGCGGCGTCTGCGTCAAACATTAGACGCTGTATTAGCTGGGGTGAATGACTGGCAAACAAAATACGTGTGTGTGTTTCGGCAGCTACTCCTCTCAGCGCTTCGTAGAGGCGCGACTGGCTGTCCGCGTGTAGGTGAGCGTCAGGTTCATCAAGAAGCAGTAGAGGGGGGGCGTAGAAGCAAGCGTAAGCGACAATTTGAATGACCTGCAGCATCCCAGTCGACGCCATGTCGATAGTAACCCTTGAATCTGGGCTTTCAACATCGACATTAACGTAACGATCATTTTGCTGGTCGTGACTAACAATCACGCGAGCCCCCGGATAACACACGTCAAGAAGCGAAGAAAAAGTCTTCCATCCACTCTCAGGTAGAACCTCGATCTCACGTCCTTGACGCCACGCCTCCTTTGCCGCTTCATCTAAATCGCGTGCAAATAAATGGTCAAGCACGGTGCGAAGGTAGAGGTTTGCATCACCATGCATAATAGCTGCATCCATTGCTCCCTTGGTTCGCCACTCTTCGCGCATTGGAATGCCCGATAGTCCCGGTGTCAAAATGGAGAATGGTTTATCGCCGTTTGCGAGAGTCGCAGCAAAACTGTCGTCTCCGATGCGTGTTATCGCGATATTTGCATTCTTCCCGCGTCGGATGTTGACCCTCACCTCCCGCGCTTCTTCGGCGTCGAGGTCGAAGCCAGAGTATGTAATTGAAAAACCTTCGTTCTGAGTTGCCACACCGCCACGTCGAAGGCTAAGTAGATGCTCTGTGGGGCGAAAGAGCACTGCATCGTTGGAAACGGTACCCGCAAAGTCGGGGGTCCCGTTTTTACGGAACCCCCGAAAAGCTGCTTGTAGGATTGATACGCCAAGTTGCGCGGCCTGCAATGCGCTGCTCTTTCCGCTGGTGTTGCCTCCAACAAGTGCGGTTAACGGCTTCAAATCGATTGTAAGTGTTTCGATACGTTTGAAATCTGTAATAATAATTCTATCAAGTCGAATTCGCATGCTTTCCCCCGTTTGTGCTGACCTTACGGGTATGAAAGATACGAGCGCAACTTCAAACGCTATTTCCTCTCTTGTGCCATAGGTTTCTCTGCACGTTGCCCAAATGGCTGGTTAGACAACTTCGCTGCGGTGACAAATAACACCTCCAATGTCGTCAGAGGACCGAGATTTAATGGACATTTTTGGATCCCTAAAACCGGACCTTCGCTGCGCACCGCACGAACGGCGGCTCAGGGCCGATCACGTCGAGAAAGAAGACTGCGGTTCCAGACTTTGCAAAGGTTACTATCTGCGCATAGCTGCCCTTGGTGCGGATCGCAGCGAATGTCGGCAATCCGCCCTTGGTGTCAGCCGCAGCGAACGGCCCAAAGTGGACATTCGTTATCGGTTGAGTTGCTGCGGCGCAGCTTTACCATTTTAG